TGGATGATGCGGTTGTAACACCGCCACCTGTTTCTGAACCATCGCCAGCTCCTATGCCGGCGCCTGAACCTGCACCATCTGATGTTGGTTCTGCTTTACCACCTCCACCTGTAGATGCTGATATGGGATCTGATATGCCACCTCCACCTGTAGACGCTGATATGGGTGATATGGGAGGTGAATTACCACCTCCACCATCTGATGATATGGGAGGTGAATTACCACCTCCACCTGTAGATGCTGATATGGGATCTGATATGCCACTTCCGTCATCCGATGACGATGAAGAAGAAATAGATGTCGATGTTGAGGAAAAAAGTAAATCTAAAGGACCATCAGAATATAAAAGAATCCAAATACTTGTTGGTAAATTAGCCCAAAAAATTAGAACATATGAAGAAGACAAAGAATTGTCCGCCAAAGACGTTAAGTATATCATAAATTCTATTTTATCCGCTATTGATGTTGATGTTTTAAGTGATAAAGATATTGAACAAATAATATCTAAACTTGAGGGTGAGGATGATGAAGAAGAAGACGATACAACAATAGATATTAAATCATCAGATGAAGATGAGGATGAAGATTTTGGTGGTATGGATGATGATGAAACAGATTTACCAGAACCTGATGGGGAAATGGGCGAAACATATAAGAATTACGGGGAAGCATTTCAAGACTATTTAGGTAGTGCATACACAAATGCAATGTCTGACGACCTATTTGAAGATGATGACTATGATATTGACGATACCGACAAGATATTCCAAAAATTTGAAAAGGATCGTAAAACTTATGAAAGACCTAGATCAATTGCAACTCAAGACATCAGTAAACAATTAAAAAAAGACAATGAGTCAAGACACGACTTCAAAAAATCTATGATCCCTTATGATACTAAATTTGGAAACTTTGATTTTGAAGATAAAGAAGATTCATATCATGATGAAGACTATGATGAGGATGATATGCAATTAAGAAGAAAATTAAGAGGTAGACCATCTAATTCATTTTACCATTTAGAACATGGTACGTATGGAGAATCTAAACTTGATAAAATCATTTCAGGTTATTTTATGGTTTCTGAAAATGAAATTAAATCAAAATACGAAAAATTAGTTGAGAGTGAATTCCAATTAAAGTCTATCATTAAATTACACAAAAATAACTCTAACGTAACATTTATGGGTAAAACTAATAAAGGTAATTTAATTTTTAAAGACGGTTTAAAAGAAAGTAAAGTTACAAAATCAGGTACTATTCTATGAGTTATTTAATTTACATAAATGGTATGGGACCAAATTATAAGGGGGATAACATTTATGAATTTATATTTTCAGATAGTTTGGAGGTTTTTGGTGAAAATTGGGAGTCAAAACCGGCAAATGGTTATCCATCACCTCCTGATATGGAATACATAAAAAAAGTTGGTACTTTAATTAATGAAGAAGTTGCATTTGATTTGGTACAAAACTCTGACGTTTTTTCAGTTATTGACTCAATGGATGGCGTTTTGGCTTTAGGATGGGAAAAAGAAAATGACGAAAAAGATTTTTCTTTGATTAGAAGATTAGTTTTTCAATTTGGGGAAACTGAGGAAAGTGTTAAAAATAAATTATACGAAAGAGACATCGTATTACAATTTGAAAAGGAAGTTGTTTATGAAAACTAAAATTAATTTTTTATTAGAAAATGGTTTAAGTAAAAAAACCATATCTCGTTTAACTGAATCACAGATAAATGTGTTAGTAGAAAAATTTAAAAAATCTGAAGAAAAGGAAGCTTTCCAAAAAGTTACAATTCCATCACAAACACAATTAAAAGGTAGTTTAAATGATTTGGCACAAACAGGTGTTGATGTAAAAGATGGTAATGTTAAATATGATCAAGCAAGTGGTATGGTAACTGTAACAACAAAAGAAGGTGAAGTTGCCGAAGACGCTACTGTTGATGATATGTTAAATAAAAATGAATTTGGTGGTAACAAACCCGTTAATTATAACAACCCTGAAGATTATGGAACCGACAATAGTAAAGATCCTGATGGGTCTTTAGATGGTATGCCAACCGAAGGTGAAATTAAAGAAAAATTTGAATCTAAAGCACAACAAGGATTATTTTGGGCTCGTTGTAATAAGTGTTCTTCTAAAGACTGTAAATGGTGTAAAATGGCAAAAGAATTTTCTGACTCTACATCAAAAAAAGATTATGAAACTATGCCGGATAAAAAAACAAATGAATCAGCACAAAAAACAATCGAAAATAAGATAATTGAGATTTTGGAAAATAGCGTTGAGGCAAGGATGACAAAGAAAGATCTTTTAAAAACCGTAATGGAAGCAAAAAAGAAAAAAGAAAATTCAATGATTATTCGTAAACCAAAAAAACTTACTATGTTTTCTGATGAGGCACCAAAGATGGACAAACCAATAGGTAAGATTTTTTCTTTTGGCCGATCACAAGAATAATTAAAATACTATGGCTTTAACTAAAGAACAGGTGATGATAGAATACGTAAAGTGTTTATCCGATACACCTTATGCATTAAAAACCTATCTACAAACATACGATAATACAGTATCAAAATATGTTCCATTAGAATTATTTCCTGACCAAATTTCATTATTACAGGATTATGAGGATTATGAGGAAAATATTGCATTAAAATATCGTCAGGCAGGTGTTTCTACTGTAACCGCCGCTTGGATTTCTAAAAGATTGGTTTTTGCTAAAAAAACTCAACCTGAAAAAATATTAATAATTGCAAACAAACTTGATACGTCAATGGAAATGGCAAACAAAATTAGAGCCTTTGTTGACCAATGGCCTAATTGGGTTGGTGCAGGATTCTCAAACGATAAAAATTCACAAAGACATTATAAACTAAATAATGGATCTGAAGTAAAGGCGGTGGCAACATCAAAAGATGCCCTTCGTGGATTTACCCCTACAATTCTTGTATTTGATGAGGCAGCGTTTATCGAAGCGGACAGTGATTTCTGGGCAGCTTGTATGGCGTCCTTATCCACAGGGGGTAAGGTAATCGTGGTTTCTACACCAAATGGATATGACCCAATTTATTATGAAATATACGATCAATCATTGAAAGGAATGAATAACTTCAAGATTTCTGAAATGTATTGGTATAGAGATCCGAGATACGCTAAAGATCTTTATTTGGTACCTACGGATGATTTAATCCACTATCTTTTGAATAAAGAGGAATTTGATATGTCAAAGAACATTTCTTTCTCACATGTGGACCCATATGATAGAGATTATAAAGAATTACAACTTTTTTTCGACCAAGGATACAAACCTTGCTCAACTTGGTATGAAAAAATGGTTAAAAAACTTAAATACGACAAACGTAAAATAAACCAAGAGTTAAATTGTGAATTTTTAGGTTCTGGTGATAACGTATTCGATAATAAAGATTTAGAATACATAAAGGCAAATCTTTTGATAGACGCACCAAGTAAACTAATGGGTAATTCTTTATGGATTTGGAAAGAGCCAGTACAAGGACATAAATATGTGATGGGGGTTGACGTATCAAGAGGGGATAGTGAAGATTTCTCATCAATACAAATTATTGATTTTGATGATAGAGAACAAGTTTTTGAATATGTAGGAAAAATCCCTCCTGATGCATTGGCGGAAATCGCATATAAATGGGCAATGTTGTATAATTGTTTTATTGTTGTCGATATCACGGGTGGTATGGGAATTACAACAGTAAGAAAGCTACAAGAATTAGGTTATAAAAATTTATACGTTGATGGTGTTGATACAACAAGTATTTGGTCCTATAACCCTAAAACAGCAGATAAAATACCAGGAATTAACTTTAACTCAAAAAGAGTTCAGATAATTGCCGCTTTAGAAGAGGCCGTCAGACACAAATTTAAATTAAGAAGTGTTAGGTTATACAATGAAATGAATACATTCATTTATGTTAATGGTAGACCTGATCACCAAAAAGGACAACACGATGACTTGATTATGGGAATTGCTATAGCAATTTATGTGGGGGAGTCGTCATTTTCAAAATTAGAAAAAGTCACAGAACATACAAAAGTTATGATTGAATCTTGGTCAGTACAATCTAATGAAAATTTAACACAACAATTACATTTTGACCCAACAATGCCAAACACAAATGTAATAAATGATAGATTTAGAAAAAATGATGGACCATCCAAAGACGATTATATGAAATATGGTTGGTTATTTGGAACTAGAAGATAATTATATGTATGGGTTTAGATTTCAGAAAACGAAGTGGTAGAATTGCCGATGGGTCAAGGTTAGTTGTTCCCGGACAAATTACAACTGGCGTAAAAGTTTTCCCAAATACATTTCAGTACAAACAAGGTTCAAAAAATGAAAATTTGGGTCCTGGTATTGAGGTAACACCCACACCCAGTATTACCCCTACAAACACACCAACAGTTACGCCAACCCCTACTCCGACAAGAACATAAAGAACTATTGAAATATTTATATCTATAGTTAAATTATTAATATGGAAAATAACAATCAAGATTTGACGGTTTGGCAAAGGTTATCCAAAACTTTTGGTCCTAATTCGTTACTAGGTATGAGTCAACCTTCTTATAAATTAGATAAGCAGGAACTTTTAAAAACCACAAGCAAACAGGAGTTTGAAAAAGAAAAGTTACAACAGCAACAATCTTTATATTTAAGTAATCAATGGGGTAAAATTGAAAATAATCTTTACACTCAAGCAATTTATTATGAACCAACAAGATTAGCGGCTTTTTATGATTATGAATCTATGGAGTACACTCCTGAAATCTCAACCGCATTAGATATCTACGCCGAAGAATCTACAACACCAAATCAAGATGGATATGTTTTACAAGTTTATTCTGAATCAAAGAGAATTAAATCAATTCTTGTGGATCTTTTTATAAACAGATTAGATATAAACACCAACTTAGCAATGTGGATACGAAATATGTGTAAGTATGGTGATAATTTTGTTTATCTAAAACTTGATGAAGATAGAGGTGTTATCGGATGTTTACAATTACCAAATATTGAAATTGAAAGAATTGAGAGGGGTATGGAAACAAGAACGTTTTCTGCGGTACCAAATATTAAACAAAAATCATTAAAATTTAGTTGGAAAGAAAAAAATACTGAGTTTCATACTTGGGAAGTTGCTCACTTTAGATTGTTAGGTGATGATAGAAAATTACCGTATGGAACCTCAATGTTGGAAAAGGCAAGACGTATTTGGAAACAATTAGTTTTGGCTGAAGATGCAATGTTAATCTATCGTACTTCAAGAGCACCTGAAAGAAGAATATTTAAAGTCTTTGTTGGTAATATGGATGACAAGGATGTTGAAGCATACGTACAAAGAGTTGCAAACAAGTTCAAAAGAGAACAAATAGTAGATAATAAAACAGGAAATGTTGATTTACGTTTTAATCAAATGGCGGTGGATCAAGATTATTTTGTTCCTGTTAGAGATGCTGCAGCACCTGACCCAATCTCTACTTTACCTGGCGGTACAAACCTATCTGAAATTGCGGATATTGAGTATATCCAAAAGAAATTGGTGACGGCATTAAGAATACCTAAAGCTTATCTTGGTTTTGAGGAAGTTGTTGGTGACGGAAAGAATCTTTCCCTACTTGATATTAGATTTGCGAGAACGATTAATAAGATTCAAAAGTCAGTAATTGCCGAATTAAATAAGATTGCAATTATACATTTGTTTTTAATGGGATTTGAGGATGAATTAGAAAACTTTACCTTAGGTTTAACAAACCCATCAAAACAAGCCGATTTATTAATGATCGATGTATGGAAAGAAAAAGTTCTTCTTTATAAAGATTTGGTTGCAGAAATACCAAAATCAATCCAAGCGACTTCGGCAACTTGGGCTAAAAAACATATATTTGGATTTAGTGATGATGAAATTAAACTCGACGTTCAACAAATTAGAATGGAAAGAGCGGTTTCGGCTGAGTTAGATAATACCGCAACTATTATAACACATACAGGATTATTTGACAACGTTGATAAACTATACGGTACAATAACAGGTAAAACAGAAAGTACAGGAGAAAGTGAAGAATTAGGAGGAGCACCACCTCCACCATCATTAGGTGGGGGAGAAGATGTAGGAGCACCACCGCCACCAGCAGGGGGAGAAGAAGCGGGAGGAGCACCACCAATACCTGAAGGTAAATTAAATAAAAATTTAAAAATCCTAACAGAATCAAAAGAAGAAGAAATTTGGGATTTTTCTAAAGGTTCCCAATCTTTTGGCGATATTGATGATCAATTATTAAAACTTCTTGGTGACTAATATTTATTAACATGAGTAAATTAGAAAAATTACCACAAAAAAATTTAAAATTTATTCTTAGAAGAATGGATGAAGGTATAGATAGTAGGGATTTGTTTTCACCTACAAATCAAAGATTAATAAAACAAATTTTTGATGACATTGGAATAGATCTTAGAGGCCAAGATTTTGAATTTATTTTTGCGTTGTATAGAGAAAATCCAAATTTTTTAACTGAAGAACTTAAATTACCTAAAGTACACGAATATGAAATTATAACAAAAAGATATGCGGTTATTAATGTTAGTGAATATTGGAAAAACACCTACGAAAGTTATTTAGATAAAGAAGATGATGTTGAAGATTTCATCTCTTGGTATGGTGCTGGTGATTGGTGGGATGGTGAAATGATTGACCGAGATGAATATGATGAAGAAACTTCTGAGACTGAAACAGATGAAATAAATAAACTTAGTTGATATTTATTAGAAAATTGTAAAAATGAAATTTGGTGAATTAAAATCTAAAATAGAAAATTATCTAACTGAGTCATACGGTAAAAAAAGTATTAAGAAAGATCTTTTTGCTTTTAACGAGTTGGTATTAAAAAATAAAAATATATCTAAACTATATTATCTTTATGATGAGTTATCATCAAAAAAAGGATTGTCTGAAGATGTTGCAAATGAATATATTAATCAAGCGATAACAATATATGAAAATACAATCAATAAAATTTCACCAAATACATTAAAGGAATTAGAAATGTGGGTTGGTCACGTTAAGTCGGACAATGAATATAACAATATTGATAACCTATTTTCTAAAGGACTTTTAAATTTAGAATCTAAAATTTTAAGTAAAAAAACTATTTGTGAAAATTTACAAAAATCAGTTATAGTTGAGAATAAAGAAGTTATTAATGTACCAATTAACTCTATGTTGAGTATTGCAAACAAAACGATTAAAACTTTTATATCAAATCTAAACGAATCTGAACAAAAAGAACTTAAAGAATTATTGTCTACCCCAAAAAATAAATTGATGGAAGAATATGACAATACAAAGACTATTGTCCTTAACAAGCTTGAAGAACAAAAAACACAGAATCAAGATTCAGAAACAAAAGAAACTATAAATAAGGTTTTGGACAAATTACAAAAAGAATCTTTTAACGAAATTAATTACTTTAAACTTAAAAAGCTTAACGAAGGTCTTTAATTTTTTGATTTCATTTTTTGAATATAGGACGCTTTTTGAATTTCAGATCTTTTCTTAACCGATGGTTTAACAAATTCCTTCCTTTCAAAAAGTTTTGCACTTTGTTTTGTTTTGATAACCTTACTCTTGAGTTCTTTTAATGCTCTCTCGATATTACCTTTACTGTCTACTTTTACTATTAACATAAATTTTTCTTGGTTGATATAAATATAAATAATCAGTATAATTAATCAAAAATAAACTTCTGTATTATGAAAAATTTATATGAAAAAAGGAAAAACTGCAAAAATAAATGGTTTTCGAACCTTCAAATCCCATTATGGAACAATTGATTCACAAAATCTGAAATCAATTTATTTAAATTTGCAAACTTGGGTTGAGCCCAAAGAAGACATAGAAAATTGGAACCGAGTTGTGTCAAATATGTCAAGATCAGTAAAACATTCGGTTTACACAAACATAAACAAAGAACTTTTTGACGACAAATTTATTGTCGATTTAGACTTAAGAACTAGTGGTCTACAATTAAAAAAGAAATCATTTTTGAATTTAGAAATAAATCTTTATCTCAAAGAACCAATGGATTTCAAATCTCCCCAATTAAAAAAATCAGTTAAAAATTTAATAAAAGATGTATATGGAGAAGTTTTTTCCAAAAACAAATATTTTAAATTTTATCTAACAAAGAACGGTAATGTTAAAGTAATAAAAAAACAAACTGAAACTGTTTAGTATTTATTAATAAAAAATATTAAATGAGCGAATTAAAAATATTAGGACCAAGAGATTCTGGTCGAGGAATCCTTGTCGAATACGATGCGGGATACATTGATCCAAATGAAAGAAGAAACTTATCTATGATCAGAGAAAATCGTGATATGTTAGATCACTCAAAACCTTTTGAGTTTTATGCGGTATTACAAAAATATGACACACCAAATAGAAACGGAAGAATCTATCCTGAGAAGATCTTAAAGAGAGAGTCGGAAAATTATAAGAAGATGATTCAAAAAGGAACGGCTCTTTCAGAGTTAAATCACCCTGAATCATCTTTAATAGATTTAGATAGAGTATCACACGCAATCACCGATATATGGTGGGAGGGTCCTATATTATTAGGTAAATTAAAATTACTTACAAGTCCAGGTTTCCACGAAAGAGGAATTGTATCAACAAAAGGAGATTTGGCGGCAAACTATCTTCGTCAAGGAGTTACTTTAGGTATTTCTTCTCGTGGAGTAGGATCACTTAAAAAAGTGGGGGAACAAAACGAAGTACAAGAAGATTTTGAATTAATTTGTTTTGACTTAGTATCTTCTCCATCTACACCAGGTGCGTATCTTTTCTTAAATCCTGATGATAGGTTAAATTTTGAAGAGAACTTGGATGAGGAAAAGAAACAACAAGTTGAACGTCATGTTGGTGAAACAGGAAACGCTTCTCTTGACTTAATGAAAAGATTATCCGATTATTTGGATAAATAAAATTTATTATGGACGAAAAATATTTTGTAGCAAAGATCACTACCGATATGGTTGATAGTGAGACTGGTAAGATTAAAAAAATGAGAGAAGAAAAATTAGTTCGTGGTTATAACCCAACTGATGTGGAAGCGAAAGTGACCAAAGTTTACGAAAATTACTCAATGGATTGGAGAATTACTTCGATCAGTGAAAGTAAAATTGATGAGGTAATTGAGTAATAGAAAAAAATTTTTTTAAAGAATTGGGGATGTTTTTAACATCCCTTTTTTTATGCTTTTTAATTTTTTTTCGATTAGATACCTAAAATAATAACTTTTTTTAATATTCTGAATATTTATTTGAAAGTTGATTAAAAAAATATGCAAAAAAAATCAGAAGTAGTAGAAGACGCATTAATCCAAATTAAGAACTTGGAGGAAGCTCTACAAGAGAATGCAAAAGGAATACTTGCTTCAACCATGAAGGAAGAAATCAAGCAATTAGTAAAAGAATCTCTAAACGAGCAAGACGAAGATGATGATGAAGAGGTTGCAAATCTTTCTGTGAGTAACACAGAAATAAATCCAGATGAAGATGTTGTTGATGACACGGATTCAGATATAGAAATGAAATTAGATCCGGATGATGAAGACGATGAAGATGAAGATTTTATGGATGATGAGACAATTGATATGACAGCAGCACCTGACTCTGAGGTCCTAAGAGTTTTTACGGCCATGGGACCAGAAGACGGAATAATCGTAACAAAAAATGACGATATGATAAATTTAAAAGATGGCGAAAAAGAATATATGATCCGATTAGGTGAATCTGAACTTGATGATATGTTTAAAGATGAAGAAAATGAGTCTTGGTCTACAGAAGAAGATTACGATTTTGGTGGTGAAGAAAAAGACGAATACGTTTTTGAAATCACCTTAGATGAAGATGAATTAGAAATCGATACAGATTGGATGGGTTTGGATGAAGACGATGACTTCCAACTTTCTGCCGACGAGGAACCAAGTTTTCCTAAATTTCCTGAAGACGAAGATGATTTAGATATTTTCTTAAGTACGGGTGATGAGGATAGTTATGGTGACTTAGAGGAAGAAGACGGAGAAGATTCTGTTGAAGACAAAATTATGGAAGCGATTAAAAAATCGATGAAACCTAAAGGTGTAGGTGTTGGTAGAGGACCAAAATTCAACTACGATAAAAAACCTAACATGAGCGGCGGTTTTAATACTAAAAGAAAAGAAGCTTTTGGTAAAGGAACAAAGGCTGTTGGTACAGGTAAAGCTAAATTTGAATATAAAGAAGGCGAATCTAAAGAAGGATGGGATAAAGTAACTATGGGTGGAAACAAAGGTGATAAATCTAAAGCTCACATGGGTAAAAAAGATTACACTAAAAAAGAAGAAACCAAAGAAGCGTCAAGAACTTTAGGGGCTGGTAAATATTGGGGTAAACCTGGATTACCTAAACCAAAAGCAGCACCATCTCATTTGAGAATAGAGTCTGTAAATGGTGAAGTTAATCTTCTAAGAGAAAAAAACGAAGAATATAAAAAGGCTCTTGATGTTTTCAGAACAAAACTTAACGAAGTTGCAGTGTTTAATTCTAATTTGGCTTACGCAACAAGACTTTTCACTGAACATTCTACAACCAAACAGGAAAAAATTAACATTCTAAGAAGATTTGATAATGTGGAGTCACTTAAAGAATCTAAAAATCTTTATAGAGTAATTAAAGATGAATTAGGTTCAGTATCAAAAGGATCAGAAACAACAATTAAAGAATCATTCGAGAGAAACGTAGTTAAAACTCCTACAACAGGATCCGCTACAAACTTGATTGAATCAAAAACTTATGAAAATCCTCAATTCTTGAGAATGAAGGATTTAATGGGAAAATTAAAATAAACATAAACAATAAATAATAAAAACTCAAAAAAAATGGGAGCATTATTAGAATCAGGTCTTGTTGGTAACATTGGTTTGAAACACCTTAAAGTTATCAAAGAAGACACAATTAACAAATGGGACAAATTAGGCTTCTTGGATGGTCTAAAAGGTCACTTAAAAGAAAACGTAGCTCAATTATATGAGAACCAAGCATCTTTCTTGATTAACGAAGCAACATCTGACGGTACTTCTAACGGAGCATTCGAAACTGTTGTTTTCCCAATCGTAAGACGTGTATTCTCTAAATTATTGGCTAACGACATCGTATCTGTACAAGCAATGAACTTACCTATCGGTAAATTGTTCTACTTTGTACCACGTATCCAAGGATATGCTAACGATGTACAAACTGATAACGGAGGAGTTCACTACCCACCAATCGGTTCGCCTGAAGCAGTAAACGCAGGTCAAAATAACCCAGGACAAGGTTATCCTAACTCAGGAGCAGTTCCTAACTACCCTTACGGTAAAAACCTTTATGACTTGTTCTACGAAGGTAACGAAGCGGCGTTAGATCCTCCAGGATTGTTTGACTACTCTAAAGGTAGATGGACAGCTTGTACTACTGAAACTTCAGTTCAAAAATGGGTTAACGGTATGTTGGTTGATGCATCTAACAATGACGCAACTTACGTAGGACCAAACATTAGAAAAATCTTAATGAAACTTTGTGGATTTACTTCTACAGGTGCTGGTAAACTTATCGGTCCTGATGGTCAAGAAATGGATACAGAATCTTTCCTTTCTGATTTAACTATCACTAAATACACAGGTTACGCACAAACAGCAAGTTCTCCATGTCCTACAGGATCTGGACCACTTTTATTTAGAGTTGTAACTCAAATCTACGGTAAAGGTATTGTTCAATACGGTAATCAAACACCTACAAACTTCAATAACATCACTTACCCTCAAACTATCGCTAACAACACAGGTAACGGTGGTAACTATTGGGATATTTGTGACTCTGAAGGATGTATCTACTTAGAAGTAGACCTTTCTTGTCCAGCATGTGCTGACTGTGGTGATACATCATTAGATGGTTACACAGGTGTTACTTTAAGTGCACTTACATCAGGAACATCTTTCCAAGCAACTTGGAGACGTTACGAAGAAATGGAATTCGAAGACAAAATTGGTGAGGTTTCTTTTGACCTTGAGTCAGTAACTGTATCTGTTACAGAAAGAAAACTAAGAGCACAATGGTCTCCTGAATTAGCTCAAGACGTAGCTGCATTCCATAACATCGACGCTGAAGCTGAATTGACAGCATTGTTGTCAGAGCAAGTAGCTGCTGAGATCGACCGTGAAATCTTACGTGACTTACGTAAAGGTGCGGCTTGGAACTTACGTTGGGACTACAACGGATGGAGAAGAATTGGTGCTACCACTTCTTACACTCAAAAAGACTGGAACCAAACTTTGATCACAGCGATCAACCAATTGTCAGCACAAATCCACAAATCAACTTTGAGAGGTGGTGCTAACTGGATCGTTGTATCTTCTGAGGTTTCTGCAATCTTTGATGACTTAGAATACTTCCACGTATCTAACGCAGCTCCTGAGCAAGATCAATACAACATGGGTATTGAAAGAGTTGGTACATTATCAGGTAGATACCAAGTTTACCGTGACCCTTACTTCCCACCTAACCAAGTGTTAGTAGGACACAAAGGAACGTCATTGTTAGACACAGGTTACATCTACGCTCCGTATGTACCTCTACAATTAACTCCTACAATGTACAACCCATTCAACTTCACACCTATCAAAGGTATTATGACAAGATACGCTAAGAAAATGGTTAACAACCGTTTCTACGGACGTATCACAGTTGATGGAGTTAG